CGCTCGTTGCGGAGCCGCCCGCGTTGCTGGAACCGGCATAGTTTGTGGTTCCGGTGACTTTGGCCCCTGTGGCACTGTGGGCAATTACCCCTTTCGGCAGGTCGGCAGCCTGCACCGTATCACCGGTCAGGTCGAGGACAACTTCATCATTGATAACAACCTTGTTGACCGCCATGCTCAGCCTCCAATCGTCAACGTCTGGCCGCCAGCCGCATTATCAACGTATGTGGCCGGGATAGCCGCCACCGTAACCTGGGACAGGCAGTTGTATTCGCTGTCCGGCAGCACAACCTGCTGCTCGAAAGACGGCGTAACGCTCTTAGCCTGCGGCTTCATGCCCTCACTGCCGCTCATGCTGCCAACCACGCCAAGAACAGTAACGCCTTCACGGATGTTGGTAGGCACCAGCTTAGCCTGTTCGGTCGCTGCGATGGTCACTCCGCCCGCGCCATCATGAAAGCCCATGGGGATGGTGTACTTACCGGAAACGGTGCTGATTTCACCGTTGACTTCGCCGTTGTTGGGCATCGTGCCGGTCATTTTGGTGCCGCGGGCGTAAAATGTTTTGCCCTTCAGCACTTCTGCCACAGCGGCGGTGGCATCGCTGGTGTCAGCGTCTTTTGTGCTGGTGCCGGTAATGGGCGCGCCGGACTTGTCGTGCGCCGTGATTCCTTTGGCCAGCTTGTCCGGGGTTACGGTGTCTGCGGTAAGGTCCAGCTTCGTTTCCTTGCCGATAACCACCTTATTCACGTATTTATTGGGCATTGTAGTATTCATCTCCTATAATCAGTGTGTAGCCACTGGAATCGTTGGCTACCTCGTACTGAGGTATCTTCTTGATTGTTAGGTCCTGCTGCATTAGTCGCTTTGCGGTGGGCAAAACCTGCGCCGAGAACAACGGCGTGATGTCATACGGCCCGCTGTACTCCGGCGCACCCACCACTGTGGTGCCGGTCACGTCCACCCGCACGGATGCCGTCCCGGCAATGCGCACTGATACGGCGCTCTGTTGGGCCACTCGCACCTGAATCATGCACCATCAACCTCCTGAAATAAGGTCGGGCTCATTTTGAGCGTCAAAATCTCCGTCTGCGGCTGGTCAGTGCTGTCCCGCAACGTGATGCGGGTGTCCATGTACAATGCTTCACCGCCCAGGAATTTGTACGTTTCTTCCCGCGTCCAGGGGATAAGGATGATGTTCTGTCCTTCCTGCCGGGTGCAGTCATCCGGCCAGACGTTGGATTTAATGGCCGGGAAGCCTTTGCAGCTCTTCTGCTTGAACACAAATTCAATCCGGCTCACATCATCCAGATCCATCCCGATTTCCACGGGCAGCACGAATTGCGTTCCCTGTTTCATTCGTTTTTCTCCTAGTTCGGCAGTTTTTCTTCCTCGGTTTTCGGAGTTTCGATGTTTGCCGCCGCGGCTTCTTCGGCTGCCATATTTTCACGCACGACGGCAAGCATGTTTTCGAGGATCAGCTCAGATACCGCAAAGGGGATTTTCGCTTCATTGATCGCGGCAATAATCTTGCGTTTGCACTCTTTGATGCGTTTGGTATCAGTCATGGTTTTTCCTCCTTACAGCCGCGCGTTCACGGCATTTTTCAGCGTGGCAATGGCCGCCAGAACTTCTTCATCAAGGGCCACAAAAGACCCTCGGTTGTTCTGGCTGGTGATGTTGCCGCTGTCGTCCAGTTCCATGTAGGTGTAGCTCACTCGCTCGCCTTCGGCAGTCGTTACGACCGCCACGCCGGATAATTTCTTCATTGCAATTCCTCCAGTTCTTCCAATAAAATGTCTGAGGTTTCATCTGCGCCGGTGTTCATAGCAAGCAGGTCAGCTGCGGCATCGGTGCTGGCCTCCTGCGCACGGGCTGCGGTGCTGGCGGCCAGCTCAATGCCTGCCGGATCACCGGCAGGGTAGCTGCTGTCGCTGCGGTCGGCATAACTGCCCTCGTACCCACGCTGCGCGGCCATGCAGAGCCACGCAAAGCGCTGGCCTGCCGCACCGTGCACAATGGCATACTGGCCGCAGTCCTGCGCCCACAGGTGCCCCGTGCCGTCAAGGTCAGTCAGCAGCCAGGCGGGCTGCCCGTACTGGGCGATGGTCTCCGCATAGCGTGGGTCAAGGGCAATCAGGCACCAGCCGTCTGGGCTGCACCGGCCCTTACCCCAATCGGCAAAGGTTGGGGTGGGGGTCTCAAATGCGGCCATTTTGACCGCGCCAAAGCTGGTATTTACCACGCGGGATTTCTCGCCCCAAACGTCCAGATTGTGTACATTCAGCTTGCCGCTCACACCGACGCGCGTCGTATTAAAATCGGCGTCGCTGTCGTCGCTGCGGTTGTAGGTGATCTGCATCCCAACGTAAGATGTGGGGTTAAGTCCATTCACCCAGCCATAGCTCATGTACTTGCTGCTTGCGCCAAAATAGGACCGCCCAGCCTCCGAGTACAGCACGCCGGTCAGACCGATGCTGCCGGTGTTGATGGTGGCATACCAGGCAATGTGCCTGTTGTCGATGTACACACGCTCACCGGCCTCGGTGCCCATACGTATCCACGCGTTGTCCAGGTCGTACACGGTGGTGTAGTTGAGGTTATGCAGCTGCCCGGTCGTAATGTTTCCGCCGTTGATGATTGTCTTGTTCTGGTTCCAGGTACTCAAATCCGAAAATGTCACCACGCCGGATAGGTTGATCTGTGCGCTGGTGATCTCTGTTCCGCCCGTCGTCAGCTTGATGGTGCTGCTGGTTCCGCTTGTGCTGGCCGTCAGCTTAATTTCGCTCACCGTCTGCTTGATCTCGGTTTTGGTTTCGTTGGCGGTCAGATAGTCGCCGGTGCTGGCCGTCCAGGCAGTGGGGGCGTTGCCCATCTGCACCATGGGGTGCATGATGGTCAGATCGTTGGTAACGGTGGCGTTATCGTTCGCGGTACTCACAAACAGACCGTCTGCATAGCCGTCCGCGGTCGCCGTAAAGGCCGCCCATCGCAGCTTCCAGCCGTTGTCCAGCTCAATGTCCTGCTTCGCGTTTTTGAATGCACTGCCATAGTAGGTTTTTGTTCCGCTGGTGGATTTGGTTTCAAACTGCAAAAACAGGCTGTCCGTGCCGGAGTTGAGCTTGTACAGTACGCTGGCGCAGTAGGTCATGCCCTTGGCAATCACCAGCGTTTTGTCCGCGCCAAAATGGAAGCGGGTGTTCTGCGCCCTATTGGTCACTCGGACGGATTCACCGCTGATCGTGTATGTCCCTTTTTTTCTCAGGTCATTGCCGCCTGCATCCAGGGTCGCATTGTTCCAGTCGTCGGTGCCCGCAATAATATTGTTGCCGCCGGTGATCCGCTGCGTTACCGTCTGAGTAATTCTGTCAGCTTTCTGGTCAATCGCGGATACTGATTCTTTAACGGTTTTGAATTCCTTCTTGGTGCTGTTCAGGTCGTTTGAAATGGTTGTGGTGGTCTCTTTCAGGCTGCTGACTTCCGTTTTGATCTCATTCGCCGATTGGGAGATCAGGCTTTTGGCGGTTTCCTCTGTTATGTAGTCCCCGCTGCTAGCTGTCCACGCGGTCGGCGCATTGCCGTATTGCAGCATGGGGTGCAACAGTTCAAACTTGTTGGTGTAGTTGCCTGTTCCTGCGTGGGTAGAGCCGCTGCCGATATCCACCCATTTTACGATAGCGTCGCTGGATGGTGTCCACAGCCCGTACCGCAGCACCCAGCCGTTTGTCTGCTTAATTTCGATCTGGTCAGCAGCTTTGATGACCGCCCACGTATTGTTATAATTGATTTCCATGCACAGCTCATCCGTGCCGGAAACAGGCTTGTACATAACGGACAGGCACAGGGTAACGCCCGCTGACACATGTTCGTTCACCGTCTGCCAATGAAAATACCGATTGGAGTTTGCGTTTGTTACGGTCACGCTGCCGGTATCGTTGTACGTGACCGAACTGCCGCTGACCGCGTTGCCTTGCAGCTTGGCGTTCTTGAAGCTCTCACTGCCCAGGATCAGGTTGCCGCCGCCGGTGATTTTGGTGTCTTTTTTCACCTCAGAGGAAAGCCCGTCCACCGTTGCTTTCAGGTCGGTGTACTTGCCGGTCAGGTCGCTGGCCTTTACTTCCAGGCCGTCCACGCTGGTCTTGATCTCCAGCATCTTGCCGGTCAGGTTCTTGTAGCTCTGGCTGTTCACTGCGCTGGAACTTTCCCGACTGGCGCTGCCCACGCTCTCAAAGCTGGCATTGCCGGAGGAGATTGTGGCGCTCATCAGGTAGGTGTCGAACTCCCGCCCGCGTGCGTCCTTAACGTGCACGATCTGCCCGCAGGCAAGGCCGGAACCACTGGGCACGGCCACTTTGCAGGGCGTGTAGGTCACGCTTTTCAGCACGTTGTACAGGTTCTGGGCAACGGTTTTCAGGTTGGCTTCGGTGCCGGTTGTCAGCAGCAGGTTGCCCTGCACTGCGTAAGTGTTGGTAGCGGTGGTGCTGTCGGGGTAGATGACCCCCACGTCACTGTCCGACTGCCGGATCTGGACTTTCTCAATGGCCTTGACGGTGTAGTCCTCATAGCTCAGGCTGTCAGCATAATAGGCGGTGCTGTTGCTGGCACCGTCCGGGGTGATTTTAGCAGTGCTGCGCTTGTCGCTGTAGGTCAAGAATTGCAGCTTGCCAGCTGCATTCATGTGGGCGTAGCAACCTGCCGCTTCCGCCGCCCAGGAGATGATCTGTCGGCAGGTTAAATCATCCGCATAGAACGCCTGCACGCTGTAGCTGCCGTTGATGGGCAGGCTACTGCTGGCAAGCGCGACCCCTGCCCGCTGGCAGGCCAGCTGAACCAGCTGCCAGATAGTTTTGGGGAACTGTGCCTGATTGGCCCGCAGCCAGCCGGAGAAGTCCGCATCCAGCTTGGACATGGTGTCGTAGGCCGTGACCTTGTAGCTGTTGCGCTTGGTGCGGGTGGGCTTTTCAGCATAGAAAACGCCCACCTTGGGGCGGTTCCCGGCATCATCCTGCCGGTAATAGGTCAGGGCGTCCCCGGCAGTAATTTGCAGGCTGCCGCCCGGGTCCGCCCAGATTTCGGCTTCGATGTAGTCCGAGAACGCAGAGCCGATGGTGAACTCCTGCCCGGCGTTCACCGCAGTGTGCAGCGTCAGGCTTTTG